GGGCACAACGGACATCTTGGGCCTGCCGGTTCGCGTGTTCAACGTGGCCTACGTTGCCAGCGTCAAGAGCAACAACACACTGGCACAAGATGCCGGTACGTTTGTCGCCGCAGACACTGCTACGGCCACCACGACCACTGGCGACGTTCGCGGTACCTACGTGCCCGCAACGGCTTCGGACGGCACCGTGCGTACCGTTATGACCATTGCCCTTCCCGCTATTGCTGTTGGTCCTAACGCTACCCGCGTTGGAGCCCTTGGCGTTACCCAAGCATAAGGAGTAAATCATGGGCCAATTCAAACCAATGGTCAAAATGATGACCACAGAGCCAACAGTCGAACTGAAGCTCAAAAAAGGCGGCCACGTTGCCAAGAAAGCATACGGCGGCGTAATGCCCGTGCCCGTATCCACCATGGGCAAGCTGGCAGCACGCGGCGGCATGATGGACGGCGCAGCTCCGATGAAGCCATCCATGATGGCCCGTCGCAAGGCTATGGCTGCTCCTTTGTTGATGTCCAAAAAAGGCGGCAAAGCAGGTGATATGGCGCAAGACAAGGCCATAATCAAGAAGGCCTTTAAGCAGCACGACGCCCAAGAGCACAAAGGGGGCAAGGGCACCATGCTCAAGCTCAAAAAAGGCGGCATGTACTCTGAAGGCGGCAAAATTGACGCTGCCGAGACCAAAACCACCATCAAAGGCAACGCAGGTAAATTTGCGAAGACTAAGGTAGTGGGCGGCGACAAGAAAGATAGCGCTCACGGAACTGGTGTTGTCAAGATGGGCAAGCCTGCTGGCTTCAAAACTGGCGGCGCTATCCCTGCTGACACCGACAAGCGCGTGAACAAAGGCACGATCAAGTTTGGCGGCACCATTGAAGGCAACGAGCGCGACTACGAGAAGACCGAGATGCACACCGCCAAGCGTGACAAAGCGCATGGCACCGGTGGTATCAAGGAAACCAATGCAGGCGGCTTTAAGCGTGGTGGCTCCATCAACTGGGAAAACCGACCAGCCGATGGCACACCTCCCGGCATCACTAACGGCAAAACCGGTGGTGTACGTGAAGCCAATGCTGGCGGCTTCAAAAAAGGCGGTGCTGCAAAAAAGCACTTCGCTACGGGGGGCAGTGTTAATGACACTGGCCGCGCCGTAGCAATGCCGAAGAAGCCGGTATCTGCACCGATCAAAAATACCATGCAATCTGGCACCTTTAAAAAGGGTGGCAAAGTAGTCCACAAGGCCTATGGCGGTAGCATGGATGATCAGCAGATGCCTATGCGTGACATGAGTGGCGGAGCATATGATCGCTCCATGGGTCCAAGCGAAGACGAAATGTCTATGGCAAATAGCATTCGCAACGCTCCGGGCAACATGATGGAAGCCATGATGAAACTGCTAGGCAAGAAACCCGGTGCAGGAGCAGGTCGAGGGATGGTAAATCCCCCGATGGCTCGTAAAGGCGGCGGAAGCGCCAAACGCTAATAAGGTGGGGGCTTCGGCCCCCGCTTTTAATTGGAGATAGATATGGGAACTTATTCTTCCGTAACGCGTGTTGGCGCGTATGAACCTTTTGATTTACAAGTTGCTCGCGGCCAAGTTGACGGCCACACAGCAATTCAACTTTTTGGCTATAGCACCACAGTAGGCTCTACCGCGCTTGGACCATTGTGGGAAGGTCTGACGCTTTCTGGTGGCGCTTATGCGTACCCAAGCTCGGCTGCCGCATTGGTTTTGGTAAGCGATTCTGCTTCCGATACCTCTGCGCTTAGCGTTCGCATCGAAGGTTTGGATGCAAACTACGCACCGCTCACAGAAACGATTGCGATGAATGGCACATCTAATGTGACTACCACCAATTCGTTTTTGCGCATCAACCAGATGTCTACAACCAACGGGTTAAACGTAGGCAACATCACCGCCAAAATCAGTTCTACTACTTACGCAAAAATTACTGCAAGTATTGGACAGACGCAGATGTCTCTGTACTCAGTACCCGCCGGATACACGTTCTACCTGTACTACGTGCAGGCCGACGCCAGCATTGGATTTACGTCTAGCACGTACATGAAGTACGCCGAGTACAACAAGTACAACGCCACCGGTGAAATTAACTTGTTGACCCAATCCACTTTTGTGCAAAACCTAAATTTGCCGTACAACTTTCAGCCAATTCCCCATTCAGAAAAGACTGACATGCAGTTTCAGGTTGTGGCGAGCACTGGTAGCCCGTACACGGCAAACATCTTTGCCGGTGGCATCTTGATTAAGAATCCAGATTGATCATGCCAAGCAAATCACCAGCCCAACACCGTTTGATGGAAGCGGCTGCCCACACTAAGGGCGGCTTTGGTGGCGTGCCCCAAAAAGTCGGCAAAGAGTTTGTCAAGGCCGACAAAATGAAGGGCGGCGGCTTGTATGCCAACATCCACGCTAAGCAAGAACGGATAGCCCATGGTTCAAAAGAGCACATGCGCAAACCCGGGTCTAAAGGCGCACCTACCGCTGAGGCTTTTAAACAATCTGCAAAAACCGCAAAAATGAAGACAGGCGGCAAGATGACAAATTCTTGCTGGTAAATCATGGCAAAAAATCCATCTTTAGCTGTTGGCCGTGGAGAAAAATTATCCACAAAAGCAGGCGCAGGACTTACTGCAAAAGGACGCGCCAAGTACAATCGAGAGACAGGATCACACCTCAAAGCACCCCAGCCACAAGGTGGTGCCCGCAAGAACTCATTCTGTGCTCGTATGAGCGGTGTTGTAGAGCATTCCAAAGGCGATGCACCCCGCGCTAAGGCTTCATTAAAACGCTGGGACTGCCCCGGCTGGTAAGGAGTAAGTTATGGCAATAATTCAAGAACCATCTGGTGACGATGATGTAAATGCTCCAGTTGCCGCAAACAATAGCGGAGATAGTAGCGGCGGCGTCGGTGGTGGTGGTGGACTTGCTTCTGGTCAGGTGTTTGGCAAAACTGGTTTAGCGTCAGGCCAAGACTTTACGCCCCAAAGCAGCCAAACAGATGTTGATGTAAGCGCTACGCCCGAGCGCCAAAACTTCGACAAAGATATTGCGTATGCCAAAAAAAGCATGTACATCAGCCCTGATGACAACCAAATGTACAGCAGGGAACGCGGTCTTGCGCCATCAATAAATGCTGCACGCCTTGAAAAACGAGGCATTGATGTGCCAGCATTAATTGGCAAAGTTGGACGCAAAGAAGGCGGATCAATTAAAAACTACACGCATAGCGACGGCAAGATCAATCTTGGCCATGGACGTGTATCTACGGCATCCAAAGGCAAACACAATTCTTCTTGGTAAACAACTATGGCCTACTCTGGAACCGTTGGACAGACCGTTATAACGGTCCAGCAGCTCATTGACCATGGGGCGCGTCGCTGCGGCAAGTTGGCTGAGGAGTTGACCGTTGAGCAGGTGCAGTCGGCCAAGGAGTCGCTGTTTATCCTGCTCTCCAACATCGCCAACCAAGGCATCAACTACTGGGCAATTAACAAGCTCGTGGTGGGCCTCAAGCCCGATCAGTACATCTACAGCCTTCCCGTGGGCACTGTGGACGCCCTGAACGTGCTTTACCGCACCATGGACCGCCCCAACGGCGCTTACACCAGCTCGGCGGGCGGTACGGTGTCCAACGTCTATGACGGTGATGTCAATACCTATTGCCAGCAATCGTCGCCCAATGGCTACATTTCGGTGGTCTATGGCACCAACGACCCGCAGTACATCGGCTCGATTGGCTTTCTGCCGTACATCTCTGGCGGCGGCTCGGCAACGTGGAATTACACGCTGCAATACTCCACCGACGGCTCCACGTGGAACACTCTGTACACCGGCACCAACGTCGCCGTGACGGACAACCAGTGGGTCTGGCAAGATATTGACCCGGGTCAGAACGTGGGCTGGTACCGCATGCAGGCCACCAACAGCACTACGCTGGCCCTGCGCGAGCTGTATTTTGGTACCAACGCCCGCGAATTGCAGATGGCGCGTCTGAACCGCGACGACTACACCAACCTGCCCAACAAGCAATTTACGGCCAACCAGCCCTTCCAATACTGGTTTGACCGGACCATCCCGCAGCCTACGATGTACCTGTGGCCGGTGCCCTCGAGCCCATTTGTCCAGATGACGGTCTGGTACTCGCGCCAGATCATGGACGTTGGCGCCCT